TTGATATTATCAAAGCCTGCAATTTTTCCTATCGTAAGTGTTTGTATATCAAAGGCAGTATTAAGTGGTGTTGTCAAATTAACGGGTGATGCTGTACCAGTCATTGCTGGTGGTTCAAAATCAGCAGCATTAAGTACAGTTGCTAAATGAGGTGCAATGGGGTCAGTAATTACATATGCCTGAGAAGTATTTGTCAGTGAAGAAACTATGACATTATTATCTGCATCAGCACCGTCTGGGAATAATACACCAGGCGATGTTGAATTGACAGCTGAAATTAAAGCAGGATTAAGTGTAATGTTTGTGGACCTGTCAACAGTACTAATAGGACGACTAATATCAAACGTGCCATCGGCTACTGTTAAATCTATTTTTACGCCAATAGTATTTACGTCTTGTCCTATAACAATACCTTGGTTACCATTAGTATCTTCTAATGTTTCATAAAGAATAAAATCCTGATTAGGATTATCTACAACCAAAGCTTGGTTCGAAACCAATAACCTTGTATTGTTAATCGTATAACCATAACCACCACTATCGAGATTATATTCAACCTCACCAGTAGTTTTATTTGAAAGTTCTGTGACAACAGCTTTACCGCCTCCACCGTATTGTGAAGTAACATCAAATACGTCACCAACTTTATTCTCGGTTGTACTTATTAAATCATCATTGATTGCTATGGCACTTAATGAACCATTTACACGACCAAATGTTATGACTTCACCACCGATGTTTGTAATTAATTCATCATACTGAGTAAATGAACCTCTTAATTCATCAATGTAGATAATGGGTGTTTGAATTCCATTTAATACAACAAAGTTAATTTTACTTACTGCTGCTTTTGCACCAGAAGCAGAACCCGTAATATTACGTGAAATTAAATCTTTATATTCGTATCGTTTATCTGTCTTTGAAAAGAATATGCCTGAGTTTGGATATAACTGAAGATATATTCCTTGACTCCATTGACTGTTAGAAGCCTTAAACATTTTTGCAGCAGGATATGTAATATCAACATCAAATTCTTCATAGAAAATAGCGAAGAAAAGCTCAATACCAGCCTTCGTTCCTTTTCTGCGATAGAGGTCAAGAATATTTTTAACAATAAACTTAATAACATCTGATTTAAGTGGTAAATCGGCAAGGAATTTCTTTTGGAAATATATGATCATACTTCCAAGTGTAGAATCTATATCTCTATAGTCATCATATCTACGGGAAACATGAACATGTTGATTTGTTTGAGTCTCGGCAAATTTATAATAATCTTCTACTAATTGGACAAGCTCAGAACCGTCTTCCCTGTAAATACCAGGAAATTGGTGTTTAATAAAAAAGGCTATATTTTTTTCGATTATGCCTTGGGTTGCCATAAAATTTTCCTAATTAGTAACTTGATGAGCCAGAACTACTGCCAGAACTTGTCGTTGTTACGGGAGCACTTGAAGATGAATCTGTTAGTCCGGTTGATTCCGAGATCATGTTTATTTTTACATCTGTATCTCTAATAATAAACACTCTACCTTTTGGAGCAACAACATCATTATTTTTTAATCTTGCAAATACCTTAATACCTGCACCAGTATATGCACTAGCGACAAACTTAGTAAGTTTGACTTCACCAGTTTTATAATTTACGGTACCAGCAGCAGGGTTGATAATTTGTGGGTTTGAAATGTCATCTGTTATTGTCATCATAACACCATTACCATCATCTGCAAAGTATACACAAGTACCATTTATATCATCATAAACACTACTTCTGATAGAAGGTTTAAAGTCTGCAAAACCAGAAACACTCTTATAAGGATATGGTTTAATTAATTCTGCAGAGAACTTAAATATTGGATTTGTTTCAAAGTTTGCAACTGGGGCGTATTCAATAATAGGCTGAATTTCAATACTGGTACTCTCAATGCCAGCATCGAGTGCATCGATTGACGAACCAAGTTTTGATAGACGAAGTGTCGTGTCAAAGTTTTCCAGGTTTGTATCTGAATAATTTTGTATTGCTGTTCTGATTAAACTCTCAAGTTCTGGTTCAGATTTTTCAGTTCGTTTTGTTGAATAAGTTGAATTTACAACAATGTCTGCGTATATAAATTTGGTCTGAACAAAGAAAGGCTCAATACCTAATGGTGATTTTGACGAAAGATAATTAATATAACCAGCAGCAAGTGTAGAAGAAATAAGTGTCGTGTCATCTGCAAGATAAACTGATATTGCAACTTTACCATATTGAGGAGGATCTAGTTCCTCTCCGCCGTATGCAGATACCGCTGTAATCTCTGGGAACCTTTGTTGTAATAATACTTCGTAATCAGATGTTGTTACAGCACGTTCTTGAATCTGTAATGCCTTAGGAGCAAAATATCTAATACTTTCCATTGATTCTCTATCAGCACCACCGGAAGCAGGGGATGTTGTGACAACATTAATTGCCGCGCCTTCAAGGAATGCTGTATTAAATGATGAAGCATCGTTTGCCTCTTCACCAGAACAAATACGATACTTTACTCGAATGTCTTCTTGTTCTTCAGGTTGTAATCCAAATTTATTGGCACCAAAGTAAATTGCATATCTGTCATCAAGATATGGTTCTAAATAAAATACTAAATCCAGAGGTCCGACTCCAAAGATTGTGGAGGCCCTTGTAAATACATTTTGGTCCTCTGTAGCCTCTGCGTCAACGAATACTACAATACTATCGGTATCAACCTCATTATTTGTTAGCTGAACTCTAAGAACACCATCGGCGTCTATGATAAAACCTTCCCTTTGGAAGCTGGTTAGCATTTGGCCTTCAAAGATATCTACATTTTCTGCACTATATTGACCAACTCCAACTCTTTTCGCGACATATACTTGGTCAGTAACAAATGTATATGTTTCACCTTGATATGTTGCTGTAAATTGAGTATATTGTGGAATCGTTACAGTAGCATCAGTAAGTGTTGGGTCTGTAATTTGTACTGTTACAGTTGCCTTAGCAGATTTACGAGATCTTGGAAGATAATTTAATTCCTTTGCATGAGAAACTATACTATTTTTAAGTACAGCTGAATCAAGGAACATTTCATTAATCGCCATATTAGTATAGAAATTATTTTGAAACGAGTTAAAAGCAAGAACATCAAGCATAGCTGATAGGTTACTACCTTCAAAGTTGTAATCTTTAAATTGCGTCTGCGTCTTTAAATATGTTTTAAGTTGACTTTTAATACTATCAAAGTCAAGTTCTGTAATTGGGGTTTTTGGATTGGCCATTTTTATCTTGTCCTGTCTAAAATAACGTCTAACTGAATAGGTTGTTCTTCGTTTCGCACCGAAAATAATACACTGATATTTACGTGTGTATCGTCTAAGCCTGCAATCACACGCACATCTATAAGTTCTGCTCTTGGTTCATATATCTCTATGGTATCAACAATATTTTCTTCCATGAGTTTTAATGTACCAGGAGTCATTTGTTCAAATAACAATTGTCTAATGCCACCACCTATATTTGGTTGCATGAGTCTTTCGCCTGGGTCAGTTAACATTAGATTTTTAATCGACTGTTTTACTGCATCTTCATCTTTCATTAATGCTAAGTCTTTTGATATAGGACTGACACGCAGGTCTTTATGAAAGTCTGAATATAGATTGACCTTTTTCGTTCTGGGTGTGAATACATCTACTGTCATTGTCCTGGTATCTCTCTTATGTCTAGGTGAATGGATTTATCATATTCTTTTGCGAATTTAAAACCATTTTTAAGTGCCGATTCTATAAATGCGTCAACGTCGGCCATATCTTTCTTAATATCTATAACCAATCCGCTTAAATGAGCATTATTTTCATTGCCCTTTAATTTCTTATTATAAGCTTTACTGGTCCAACCATAATTAATAGTAAATGTGCCACCTAATTCTTTATGAACTCTCATTAAATAAACTTTAACATCAAGGTCGATTCTTGTATATCCGTAGATACCAACTCCTTCCTTTTCGTCCATCCAATCGCCTTCAAGTTTTATCTTATCATTCTTATTCTTAAATACTTGACCACAAGGTGGAAGATTACCATATTCAGCAGCTGTTGGTTCTGGTACATTCTTCGGTGCGTTACCACTTGGAGTAAAATTCTCTCCTCCAGGGTCAGTCCAACGTGCCTCTAATCTATTTATTTTATCTTTCCGAACAGCTGGAGAATATCTTATGGCTCCTGCTCTTATTGCGGTAGATGTATTAATGTTTGAAATCGTTTTAAGTCTGTTTGTAATTGTGGTAAATCGTAATGTATAATCATCTAAAGGCTTTTTAATGTCGCGAACCAACGCCTCCATATTAGAAACCAAGGCACAGAAACGAGCAATCATCATCCGAATAGCTTCCAAGTTAGGGCTTTCAAATAAACTGACAGCATAGTCAATTAATGCAAGTATTTTTTCTTTAAATGTCTTTTTATTTTCCTCAGTAAAGAAGGCACAGGCTTGTTCCTTGGCTGTCATTACAGGTTTTGCTATATTTTTATTATAAAAGGTTTCTATATCACCTATTATATCAGTAATATTAAAGTTTTCTAATGCGTCCTGAACTTCCTGAATAATATCGTCAATTACTTCTTCAACTTTCTTTTTAAGTTCTTTTATAAGTTGTTCGACAAGTTTCTTTTCTGCTTCCTTTGAAAAGAATTTATACGATCTGATTTTTCTAATAGTTTCTAGTGTGTCTGCTACCGCACCCTCTATTTGATCAACCAATGTAAAGAAGGCATCAATCTGTCCAAAGATTTGTGGCATTAATGCACAGAAACCAGCTAGGCCACTTTGGTCAAACGTATCAGCATAATATGAATCTAATGATCTGGCAAGTTTTGTTAAATCACCAGTTAAAATACCATTTGGTGTATAGTTATAAGCCCTGGAAAAATCTGCAAATTCTATAAGTGTAATATTACCGGTTGACCATCTTCTATCTAAGGAAGGATAATCGCCATTAGTAAGAGTATTTTGTAATGCGTTTATATAATCACTTGCTTTATATAAATCGTCACCATATTGATTATATAGAATGCCAATAGGATTATCTATCTTATCTGATTCCATATTTTCAATTAATTGCTGTGCGAAAACATCAATCTGATTTAACGTATATTCGCCTTTATCATTTGAATTAACCCCAGCAGCAAGGCCGAGTTTATTCATTGTGACTTGGTCGGTTACATCAATACAATTTGAGGTTGCCATTAGAATAATATCTCCTTAATTTTACTAACAATATCAGTTGCTTCATCTTCAATAGGAGAAACAAAACCAGCAGCCCAACCCATTGCAAAATAACCACCCGGCATTATGTTAGTAGATTTGGATGGTGGTTCTGGCATTTTAGTTTGAGAGCCAGCAAATAATGCAGGGATTGCAAAATTTAATTCTGGTAAAGTAAAGAATAGACCTGAAGGTATATTTAATGGAGGTGTTCTTCCAGGACCAGGAGCACAAGGATTTCCCGGCGCTGTACTAATTGGCAATGGAGCACCCAATGTTGCAAAATCTCCTCTGAGAGAAGATACAGCAGTAGCTTGTATTACACCAATGGATTTAACAAGTGGTGTATCAATGGTTGTGTTACCAAAACCCCAAATATTAAAGCCTTTAAAGCCAACATTAAAATTGACATCATTACTACTTGCGGTTAAATCATTAATACATGTAAGTTTCATGCCAAGGGTCGAATATAATTCCATATCAAGCAACGATGTGATATTCACGTTTTGTCCTGTGACAATAACTTGCTCACCCCCGTCAGCAACAATACTTTCCTTGCCGAAGAGATTTAACACACCTACGTTAGCATCAATCTTAACATCACCGCCTCGGATTTGAACTTGTTCACCACCATTTAGATTCATTTGGCCACCGACACCAAATTCGGCGTTACCATGCACAAGCATACGATAGTCGCCTTCTATCTCTTCTGTCTTGTTACCTTTCACATACACATGCGCGTTACCATTGATCGTAACTGACGAATGACCAGACGACTCATGCTTGGTGCCAATGTTAATCTCATATCTGTCTGCTTCAGCACGTTCGGTTACTGTACCTTTGGAATCAATTTGAATATATGCACCAGATTTATGGTTAATCATAATTCGCTCACCACCTGGCGAGTCATCCAATTCAATACTATGTGAAGCTGTTTCTATTACTCTATTATATGGATATTTTGCAGCGTATGCAGAACCTGGTTCAGCCCAAGTATCAGTTTGTCCACCAACCTTTTGGTCGTGAACTCTATTTAATTCTTGAGTAGGAATATAAGTCTCATTTAAGTTTTCACCAGTTGCCAATCTAGATTGTTGTGGCAGACCTATGTCTTGTGGAGTCATTCCTTTTGCTTGAACCTTCCCATCTTTTTCTGGAATTACACCCCAACCTGCTGAGGCGGGGTCGTGTTCTTGTACGTATTGCGAAGGAATTAAACCTAAAATCATTGGGTGTTGAGCATTACGGCCATCCATAAACACTCCCCAAACAAAAGAATTTAGCGGGGGTGGTGGATTATTCGGATCATAATTTCCTTGCACACAAATTGCCCAAGGTAGATCTGGTGTTTCGATTTCTTTATTTGTACCGTGTGTACCAAACGCACGAACTTGTACACGTCCTTCATGTCTTTTATCTTCGATGTTTTCAACGACACCGACAAAGAAAAGAGGATTAGTTAAGCCTGCAGTATCCATTATTGTGTATTTCCATATTTTATAAGAGTCAACTGTGTTGTAAGAGTATTATCTTTAACTGTTTGTGTGGCCGTATGCACAAGATATTTACCACCCATTTGTTTATTTAATTTATTTTTATCATCCGATATTGAGACTTCTGGCATAATCACAGCTACAACATGTCCAGCCTGAATATCAAGCCTGCCTTTTATTGTAGCAGCAACTTTTGATGAATTTAAATGATGGTTATATGCAACTCTA